CATGGACAGGAGCACTAAGTGCTTCAATAGATGTAACAGCAGCAAATGGACCAACAGCAGATCAAATTAAATTTACAGTTCCCTTCCAAGGAGGTACAGATGGTGTAGCACCATGGACTCCAATATTTTTAGGAAATGAAAGTACATTAGATGAATTACAATATACTCAAGGTACTAATTTATATGGATTTGATTTAAGTTCTACAAGTACAGCAGGATATACAGCATATAAAAAGGCATTAGATATTATGTCTAACCAAGACGAATACGATATTAATATGTTAGCATTACCAGGAGTACTTAAACAATTACACCCTTCAGTAACAAATGCCGCTATTGATATGGTAGAAACAAGGGGAGATGCATTTTATGTAATGGATTTAGCTAAAGTAGATACTTCAGTAATCTCAGCAACAAGCCAAGCAAACGGATTAGACACAAATTATGCTGCAGTATATTACCCATGGGTTAAAGTATTAGATACTTCAATTAACAAACCAGTATTAGTACCACCATCAGTAATTGTACCAGGAGCTATAGCAGCTTCAGACGCAATAGCTGCAGAATGGTTTGCACCAGCAGGTTTAAATAGAGGTGTATTAGGAAATGTATTAGAAGCTAAAATTAGATTAAATCAAGCTGAAAGAGATAAATTATACGATGCTAAAGTTAATCCAATAGCAACATTCCCAGCAACTGGGGTTTGTATTTGGGGTCAGAAAACATTACAAGAAAGATCAACAGCCCTTGATAGAATAAATGTAAGAAGATTATTAATTGCACTTAAGAAATTTATTGCAAGTTCTTCAAAATACTTAGTATTCGAACAAAATACACAAGCAACTAGAAATAGATTCTTAAATATTGTTAATCCATACTTGGAATCAGTACAACAAAGACAAGGATTATATGCATTTAGAGTACAAATGGATGAAGGTAACAACACACCAGATATAATTGATAGAAATCAATTAGTAGGTGGAATTTATTTACAACCAACTAAAACAGCTGAATTCATAATCCTAGACTTTAACGTATTACCAACAGGAGCAACATTTGATGCATAAAAATTAGAGAGTAATATATTTATAACGGAATAAAATAAAATAAAAAGATGGCAATATTAGATACAAACGAAACTATGTTCACCGCATTCGAACCAAAGTTACAAAATAGGTTCATAATGTACATTGATGGCATCCCATCATACCTTATTAAGAAAATTGCTCGTCCAAATGTTTCATTTGGAGAAGTAGTTCTTGATCACATCAACGTGAAAAGAAAAATCAAAGGAAAAGCAAATTGGGAAAATGTAACATGTGATCTATATGATCCAATAACACCATCAGGTGCTCAAGCAGTAATGGAATGGGTTCGTTTGTCTCATGAAGCAGTAACAGGTAGAGATGGTTATTCTGATTTTTATAAAAAAGATATTAGAATTAACACATTAGGGCCTGTAGGTGATATTGTTGAAGAGTGGATTTTGAAAGGAGCTTATTGTCAAAATGCTAATTTTGGAGATATGGATTGGACATCAGATACTCCAGCAAACATTTCAATGACTATAGTAATGGATTACGCTATCTTAAATTACTAAGATTTTATTATATAAAAAAAGAAGCGCTATTTTTTAGCGCTTTTTTTATCCTACATATATGTATATCCGACTAGTTTTAAATAAATAAATAAATAACGTTATGAAAGAAACAAAACAACAATTCCCCACAGAGGAAGTTACCCTACCTTCAAAAGGTTTACTTTATCCCGAAGGATCACCATTAAGTAAAGGAGTCATAGAAATGAAATATATGACAGCTCGAGAAGAGGATATTCTTACAAATCAAAATTTAATAGAAAATGGGACAGTAATTGACAAATTACTACAATCTCTTATTATAACTCCTATTGATTATAATGATTTATTAGTAGGAGATAAAAATGCAATCTTAATTGCTGCTCGTATTTTAGGATATGGGGCAGAATACATTTTTGAACATAATAAGATAGAACACACAGTTAATTTAACAGAAGTAAATGATAAAAAATTCGATGAGTCTTTAATTTCAGAAGGAAAAAATAATTTCCACTTTACATTACCTACATCCAAAACAGAAATCACATTTAAATTTTTAACACATAGGGATGAAAATGCGATAGCTAATGAAATCAAAGGGATTAAAAGAATTAATAAACAATCATCCAAAGATTTATCTACAAGGATGAAACATATTATTACATCCGTAAATGGTGATTCTGAAAAGAAAACAATTAGAGAATTTGTAGACAATCAATTATTAGCTATTGATTCTAGAGCATTAAGGAACTATGTTGTAAAAATTCAACCTGATATTGATTTAAATTTTGAATACGAAGATAAAAATGGGGACTTCGTAAATGTACCAATTCCCATTGGGATTAACTTTTTTTGGCCTGACGCTGAAGTATAGGGCTAACCTATTTACCCAAATACATGATCTAGTGTTCCATGGCGGTGGTGGATTTAAACACTCAGAAGTATATAACATGCCTATTTGGATGAGAAGATATCATATTCAGAAAATTAATGAATATAATAAAAAACAAAATGAAGAGATAGAAAAATCTAAAAAAGGTAATTCAAGTTCTCCTTCAAAGGGGCCCGTGGGTCCTAATATAAACCCCTCTTCAACATATAATTTTTAAAGTAAAGGTATCTAGATACCTTTTCTTTTTTCATATTTATTATAGATAATAACAATACATTATGGTTGATAAAAACGACGACTTAGAAAAACAGAATAAACTACTTAAAGACCAAGCAGTAGAAGCGGGACATGTAGATAATGCTTATAAATCTATTGCTGCTACCTTATCACATATGTTTGAAGAGGTTATTGATAGCCTTAATGGTGTTGATAATATAGGGGCTAAAATAGCTAAATCTTACGAAAGAGACATAGTAGGTTCTATTAAAAAAATGTCTGGTGGATTAGAAAAAAATCTCGGTTTACAACAAAAAATAAATAAGGGTCAAAATGTTTCATCTGAAATAGAAGCAAAAATGGCGTCATTAAAATCACGGGCCCTATTAACTAGTCAAAAAATATCTCGAGCTGAAGGCCTATCAACAGAAGCCAAATTGAAAATGAGAACTGCTTTAAGAGAGCAGTATATACTTGAAAAGGACAACCTTAAATCACTTGGAGAACAAAATAAAGAAAAGCAAAAAAATAAAGGTTGGGGGGACGAAATAACAGAAGGTCTTTCAGGCCAATTAGATAAATTAGACAAATCAGGCACATTATCTTCCATCATATCAGGAGAGTGGAAAGACATAGCAGGCTCTACAAAAGTAGCACAAGCATTCATAATGTTATTGGTAAAAAATACATTAGCTGCTAATAAGTCTGTAACTGGTATACAAAAAAGCATGGGGGTAAGCTCTGTACATGCAACGGGAATGAGGGTCCAAATGGCTGCCATAGCCTTTACTGCAAATGATTTAAGGGTAACAACAGAGAAATTAATAGCAGCCAACGCTACAGTTAATAGCCAATACCAAACAGCAGCTATATATAATAAAGATATATTAAAAGGTGCTACTGCAATATTAGATGCAGAAGTAATGTCTGGAGAAGCCGTAGCTCAATTATCGGGGGATGCAGCTAGATTAGGAATGACATTTGATGAGTCTTTAAAAACACAACAAGATGCATTAAACAATGTAAATGCCCAAACAGGAGCCCAAATTAGTTTACAAACAGTATTAGAAGCCTCTAATAGAGTAACTGGGCAAATTAGAGCCCAATTAGGATCCAACCCAGAAGCAATAGCTAAAGCAGTAACACAAGCAAAAGCTTTAGGGTATGAATTAGAACAAATAGCTAATGCGGGAAAAGCACTATTAAGTTTTGAATCATCTATCGAAGCAGAATTAGAAGCAGAATTACTAACAGGTAAACAATTAAACCTTGAAAAAGCCAGATTAGCGGCTTTAACTGGTGATTATGAAACACTTACAAAAGAAATAGCAGCTAACGTAGGTGATTGGAATGATTTTACAAAAATGAATGTCCTCCAACAGGAAGCAATAGCAAAATCTGTAGGTATGACAGCAGATGATTTAGCTAATTCATTAATAACTGAAGAAAATAGAGGAGCATTATTAGCAGATGCGATTGCTGCTGGAGATGAACAACAAATCCAAAATTTAAAAGCCCTTGATACTCAGGAAAAATTCGCTGCAGTAATGCTTCAAATAAAGGGATTAATCGTAGACATAATGACCCCTTTTTCTATCATAGCAGATGTTGTAGGATTAATAGGTGATGGTTTAGGAACTTGGATTGGTAAATTAATAGGGTTAATAGCAGCATTTAAAATATATAAAGCATTACAAATTGGAGGAGCTATTGCAAGTATTTGGGGTAAAATGGGAGGATTACCTGTTGTTGGTCCTATAATGGCAACAGCCGCTGTATTAGCAATGATGGGAGCTATAAGTAGATATTCTAAAGCAGACGATGCAAGGTATGGTGATAATAAATTAATCACAAAAAATAAAGACCAAATCAATTTTAATAACCAAGATGCCATATTACTAGCAGGAACTAATTTAGGAGGAGGAGGCGGTGGAGGAGAAAAAATCGACTACGACAAAATGGCTTCAGCAATGTCTAAAGCCCGAGTTAATGTAACAACCAAACACGATTCGTTTAGTGCAAATAGCACAACAGCCCATGGAGGAAATTACCAAAGTGACGCAAGATACGAATCTAAATATGTTTAATTTATATGT